CTGGTGCAAAAATTGAACCTCAAGGTTGTTCAGACCAGAATGCGGCTGAAGTTGAGAGGTATAAAATACCCCGAAATATGTGTGAAGTAACAATATTTAATAAAACTAGAAATTTTGCACCTTTTTCGATGTTAGGAAATGGGATTTGTGGTAGATATATTCTTGTTCCTCGGCACTTGTGGATGTATGCCACTTTGGGTGATGAGATTGTGCTGAGTAGTATGGGTATTCATTATAGTTTTCCTTATAGTCCAGACAATGTTTTCTTTCAGAAAGATGAAGATGGTGTTGGACCTGATAGATGCTTATTGAGAGTTCCAAAACATGTTCCTTCATTTCCAGATATTCGACACTTGTTTATTAAAGATAGAAATTTAAATAAGTTAAAATTTTTTGGAGGCAATTTGATGACCTTCGAAGATGGAATAATTAAAAGAGCAGTACAAATAGCTTGTGACATGAGAAATGTGTATGTCACTGGCGACAAACAAATAGGGTATTTGCGAGGGTGGCAGTATGCGTGTGAGACTCGTAAGGGAGATTGTGGTGGTCTTCTGGTGGCTCATTCCACTTTGGCTCCTGAGAAGATCATTGGTATGCATGTTGCTGGATATACTGATCGAGATCATGGCTTTGCTATCTTGGTCACCCAAGAAGACTTGGAGGAAATGATAGATGGTTTGGAAATTGATCCATCTGTCATTTTTCCAAGTGGAACTGATAGATTAGACCAGGGGAAAATAGTTCCTGAAGGGAATATTATCTGTTTAGGATGTTGTTCTGAAAAGGAGACCATCTATCAGCCAATTAAAACAGAATTAGTACCTAGTTTGATCTTTGATGAAGTATATAAACATACAACTGAGCCTAGTGTTCTAGACCCTCGTGATCCACGTGGTGATGGTAGCTCGCCTTTGGAAAAAGGAGCATGTGGTTTTGGAGGACAAGTGAATTTCGTGAGCGAAGAAGATGTTGAAGCTGTTAAGGAGTATATGATACAAGATATGTGTATGTGGGATTTAAATTATCCTCGTGGAATTTTAACATTGGAGGAAGCCATTAATGGTCGTGTTGGTGAGGAGTTTTATGATAGAATAAATTTACACACCAGTCCAGGATTCCCATATGTGCAGCGGAGACCAGCGGGAGCAATTGGTAAGGAATGGTTGTTTAGTGAGAGTGGTGTACAAATGCTAGGTGAAATTCGTGAGGGAACAATTTGTGTGTATGATGTTGAGCTTAAACAACGAATAAATGATAGAATTGCTCAAGGTGAGCGAGGTTTTTGTTATGATACTATTTGGATAGATTTGTTGAAGGATGAAAGACGACCTTTGAATAAGGTTCAAAATTCTAATACACGAGTGTTTAATTTAAGTCCAGTAGATTATACAATAGTGTATCGAATGTATATGTTAGATTATATAGTGTATACAATGAAGAATAGATGGCAGAGTTCATGTAAGGTGGGAATTAATTGTGAGAGTCCTGAATGGAGTGATCTATATGAGTTTTTAGCAAGTGTGTGTGAGGAAGGTGATGAAGTTGGTTTTGATGGTGATTTTAAAAAATTTGATCGAAAGGCACTCGCTCAAATAATTCACACCTTCTTTGAGAGTGCTGATGTTTGGTATCAACGTTCAGACACTTGGAAGGAAAAACATAGAAACATGAGAAGAGTTTTTGCTGAGGAAGCAGCAAGTAGTGTACATTTGTGTTTGAATGTGTTGTATGCAACAATAATGGGAGTTGATTCTGGTAGACCAGACACAGCAATTCTGGACTCGTGGATTAATAGGTTTTATTTTAGGTTAGCTTTTAGAATATTGGCACGAGAAAGGAAGTTTTGGATGATGTTTCATTGTAGTGCGTATGATAAATATGTTAGAACTGCTGTATATGGTGATGATAATATACATGGGTTGGGACCAATGGTGCGTGATTGGTTCAATGCGTTGACGGTAACCCAAGTCTTCGCAAAATGGGGAATAGAGTACACCCCTGCAGCAAAAGATAGTACTCGGTGTTATCCATATGAGAGATTGGATAACTTGACATTTCTCAAACGGGGGTTTATGCCTACATTGAGGAAAGAAGTGAAATTACCCACACTTGAACGTGCGGTTATCCAGGAGATGATCAACTGGATTCGAAGATGTGTGGATGAGGAAGAGGCAATGATGATTAATATCGAGACATCATTGCGATATGCTTATTTTCATGGTCGTGTTTTCTTTGAACAACACAAGGAGGCCATAAATAAGGCATTACGAAAACAAAAGAGAAGTGAAGTAACATTGAGATTTACTGATTTGGACTTAGAGTGGTGGGAGAAATTTGAATAAAAATTGAATCTCCCTTCAAAATTTGTTTCATTTTAAAATTGGAGGTTTTCCGAAGATCTTGGTTTTAACTCCACAATTGGCTTTTCCAGCATAATTGGGTTGGATGTTGG